CGGTGCTAATAACCAAGGAGCAGGTGCTGTTGCAATTGGTTTGTATGCCGGTACTAATAATCAATTTGCCAATAGTATAGTTATAAATGCTAGTGGTGTTACACTTGATGCCACAGCAGCTGGTTTCTATGTTGATCCAATTAGAGAAGTCACAGGACCACAGACGTTATATTACAATCCCTCAAACAAGGAAGTTACATGGGGACCAGTGCCAAGTGGGGGAGTAGGCGGTGGTGGCACTAGCGATTATGAATTCAGTGTAGCCGGTGATGACTCTACTCAACGAGTTATTAGCAATGGGGAGACTCTACGCTTTGCAGGTGCTGGTGGCATTACCACAACCACAGACGGTGAAGGCAAGGTCACAATTACTGGACCAACATTGGCTGCTGTGGCCACAGCAGGTACCTACAGTTCGTTGACTGGATTGCCGTCCATACCCGCAGCCTACTCTGTAACTAGCATAGATGCACTTAGTGATGTTGACACAACTACCAGTGCGCCTACAGATGGTCAAGCACTTGTCTGGAGTTCAGCTGGCAGTAAATGGTTACCAGGTACAGTGTCTGGTGGTGGTGGCGGTACGCTGGCTGCAAGAGCTGCCGTTGCGGGAACTACTGCCAGTTTGGCCAATACAGCCACAGGCAATTTGACTATTACTGGATACAAGGGATACATGCTGTATAAGATTCAAACTAGTGCAGCAGCATGGGTAAGAATTTATACAGACATTGCTAGTCGTACAGCAGATGCAAGTAGAGTAGAAGGCGCTGATCCAACTCCGGGCGCAGGTGTAGTAGCTGAAGTAATTACTACTGGAGCACAAACTATTTTAATCAGTCCGGGAGCATTGGGATTTAGTAATGAATCTAGTCCAGATACAAACATACAGTTAGCAGTAACTAACAAGAGTGGTGGAACAACTACTATCACAGTGACATTAACCGCTGTGCAATTAGAGGCATAACATGTCAGAAATGTTGTCTTACATACAGACTAGAAAGTACATTGTCACAGTGTACAACTATGATGACCTCGATGTTATCTACGAGGAATTAGAAACGGCAGGTAAGGCGCCTACTGGCACTGAAATACATCGTGATGTACAATGTCTAGAACGTAGACCTATGAGTAGGAACACTGTATATAGACTGACAGACTGGGAAGCAACACAGTTAAGGACCGATCCTAGAGTAAAGGCAGTCAGCGTACATCCAGACGAACTAGGTATTAAGGCCGGTACCAATACAACTACTCAAACTAGTTCTTCTTGGGATAAATCTTCCGCTACTTCAAACAATATGAAAAATTGGGCTTTATTGAGATGCACTGAAGGCCAACAACGTACAGGATGGGGTGGAACTGGCTATCAAGGCAACGGATCAGGTACGCCGGCACAAACTGGCACAATTGAGCTGGCACAAACTGGTCGTAATGTTGATGTTGTAATCTGTGATACCGGACTGCCAACACAGGCACATCCTGAGTTTGCGGTCAACGCAGACGGTACAGGCGGATCTAGAGTTGTAAACTACAATTGGTTTCAACATAATCCAGAAGTAACTGGTGCTGCTGCGGGCACATACAATCTAGGTCTACTTGATCCACACGGCATGCATGTAGCTGGAACTGTAGCAGGAAATACACAAGGCTGGGCCCGTGATAGTACAATTTATAGTTTATACTATGATACTGGTAATGCAGGTAATTTCAGTTTGGTATTTGATTACGTTCGAGCATTTCATAGGAATAAAGCAGTTAATCCTGCAACTGGAAGAAAAAATCCCACAATTGTAAACAACAGCTGGGGAGATAGTATATTTCCTAGCGAATGGAGTATGACTGATATTACCGCAGTGACCTATCGAGGAACAAGATATACTCCAGGTGGAGCCACTACCTTTCTTGGAACCAGTGGTGTTTGCACAAGTTCAACTAGACTGGCAAATTTATTAGGTTTGGAAAATTTTGGAAACAGAATAACCACTTCAGGACCAGTAGGTGCTACAGGTGGAACTATTAATTCAAAACCTGCATCGTGGACCTTAGAATCAAACCAATCAGCATATTTGTTAGGTACATCACCTCCAGACGCAACTTATGTAATAACATTAACTACCACAGGTAATAATACCACAATAAGAGTTAAAAATGATATTGCTTCAGGAGGTCAAACAGGACAAACCAGTTTGTCTATTGGTATACAGATAGTTCGACAAAGTGATAACTCTGTTATAACTGCATTTAGTCAAGGACCGTTTACGTCGATCGAAGGCGGAGATGTTGAAGCTGTTATTGATGAAAATATAACTCTTCCTACTACTGGCAGTTATACTATTACCTATACAACAAATTTAGATATAAGTCAAGTAAGCAATCCGTTAACAGCATTTGCCATGTTGTGTACCATTACACAAACATCAAGTGGCAGTGAGGCTGCTAATGTCAGTAGTATTACAAACAGCCTGCTAGGTGCGGCAAGCCTAACAGCATCAACTGCACCCACAACAGGAAACAATGACGACGGCTATTGGACATTGTCTCTGCCTTTTAATATCACCTACTTAGGAACTACATACAACACAATATATCCCAGTACAAACTTTTATCTAACATTTGGCAATGGGTCAACTGTATGGAGTGGTGTTAGTATTACTAATCCTGCACTGCCTAAAATCATGTGGTGCGCTCAAGACAATTCAGTACAAAGAATATATTACGGTACTGAAGGTGTTGCACCAAATAGAACATTTAGAGTAAGACAGGAAGGTACATCAACTACCTCAGGAACCCTGGGTAGTCCTACAATGATCTGCGAATGGACATTTTATGAAAATGCTCCTAGTCAAATAGATCTTCAAACTGGTGTTAACAGCGCCAAGACCACAGGCGGTGGATTTACCACTCAACAACTTAATGCTTGGGGATTTATTAGTGGACAACGTATTCCTTTAAGGGTACCTGCCTGCGACGATGATATTGAGGATCTCTACGACGAAGGCATTATCATGGTTGGAGCCGCAGGCAACGGTCGATGGATGCATGATGTGCCGGGAGGAGTTGATTGGAATAACACATTTGAAATGAGTGTAAGATATCCGGCCAGCGTCTTACAGCCCTATTATACTCATAGGGGAACAAGCCCTACAGCCGGCGATAATCTAACCTATGGCACACATGATCTACCGGCAATATGTGTAGGTGCTGTTGATACCATTCAAATTGATCAGAAGGTGTTATTTAGTGATTGTGGTCCAGGAGTTGATCTATATGCTCCGGGAACATATATTATTAGTGCATTGCCAAGTGGTGGCGCCGGGGACCCTAGAAACAGCACCTATCGCATTGGTAAGTATAGTGGTACATCAATGGCTAGTCCACAGGTATGTGGAGTGTTAGCCTGTGCATTAGAAGTTTACCCGGACATGAATCAAGAACGTGCCAAGGCCTATATTACAGCCATTGCCAAATCAGGACAACTTGTGGCAACTTCAGGCGGTCCTACAGACGGACAAGATCTACAGGGTTCACCGAATCTGTATTTGTTTTACAAAAAAGAAAGGGAAACTAGTGGCAATGTATTTCCAAAAATCAACTATAAACCAAGACCCACAACAGGATCGGTTTATCCTAGACCTAGAATTAAAAGAACATTATAACGGAGCGCAGAATGACCAAACAAACAATTAATGTAGGAACGTCGCCAAATGATCGTAGAGGAGACAGTCTACGGGCAGCGTTCCAGAAAGTTAATGCAAACTTTACAGAACTGTATACCTCATTGGGATTAGATGTTGCTCCTTTAAATCTAGGTGCGTTTGAATTTACAGGTAGCACACTAAGCACCACTGACAGCAGTTCTATAACAATAGACCAAGCTACCACCATAACCAGCAACCTGTCAGTGGGTGGAGATATTGTTCCGCAGACTGCCAACGGCGGCGATCTAGGCTCAAGCACACTGCCTTGGCGTAGTCTCTATGTCAGCAACAACACAATTTATATTGGTGGCACAGCAGTAGGAATAGATGCTAATGGACAATTAACTGTTAGTGGCAGTCAAGTAAATGCTCCGAGCAGTACATTGGTCAACGGTGCTTATACTGTCAGCCTCGGCTCAAATGGGAACCTAGAAACCCCAGGCATTGTCAGTGCCGCTGGGTTACGAACATCAGAAACTAAAATAGCATTAGGTTCAAATGCTGGTCAGACTTCACAAGGCTCCGGAAGTGTGGCCGTTGGTGCGTTTGCTGGTCAGACTTCACAAGGCCCACTGTCAGTGGCCATAGGTTATGGAGCAGGAGCCGCAACACAAGG